TAGTCAAAGCTCAAAAAGAAATTAACGAAGTATTAACTCAGATAGGAGCTATTGAAACTCAAAAGCATAGTCTTTTGCATAGAATAGCAGACATTAATCAATTTTTAGAAGAAGCCAAAGCAGATCTAGAAAAGACATACGGACCAGTGTCTATAAACTTAGAAACAGGTGAATATACTAAAATTGAAAAAGAAAAAGAACTAGAGGTAGCTGAGTAATGAGTTCGGTAGTTAGAAAAATAAGTATTGGTTCAGACTACAAAAATGATGCAATGCATTATTCTATAGGTCAACAAGTATATGGAGGTCATATTATATCGCATATACTGTTGGACGAAAAAGACAATTCATATAATATACATATAAAAAAGAACAACGAGATCATGCCATGGAAGAAGTTTAATTCTAACATGGCTATATCTGTTGAATATGATTTAGAATATTAATGAATGCTTTATATGACTTTATTGTAAAACCAGTAGGTGAAAAATACAATAATACAGTAAAAGTCGGTGGTAAAGATTTAGTAATAAATACTAAAATTGAAAACTGGAAGTTTGTAAATAGATTAGCTGAGGTTATTCAAGTACCATCAGAGTTTAAAACTAAAATAAATATAGGTGATAAAGTTGTAATACATCAAAATGTATTTAGAACTTTTTACGATATGAAAGGTAAAAAGAAAAAAAGTAGATCTTTTTTAAAAGATAATTATTATCTTTGTGCTTTAGACCAAATATATTTATATAAAAATAATAAAGGTTGGAACTCTATCAATGATAGATGTTTTATACAACCTATAAAAGACAATCAAGATCTAACGCTAGATAAAGAAAGAAGCCTTGTTGGTATATTAAAATATGGTAATAGTTCTTTAGAAGCGCTTAAAATAAACCCAGGAGACGTAGTAGGTTTTAAACCAAACAGCGAATGGGAGTTTTTAATAGATAGTGAACGTCTTTATTGTATGAAATCTAATGATATTGTAATTAAGTATGAACGTAAAGGAGACGAAGAAAAATATAATCCAAGCTGGGCGAAAAGCGGTTGATGAGCTAATTAAAGTAGCTAAAGAACCTATAGTTGACTCAGATGATGATATTTCTGCTGATAGACTTAAGAACGCGGCTGCTACAAAAAAGCTAGCAATATTCGATGCTTTTGAAATATTAACTAGAATAGAACACGAGCAAGATTTGTTAAACGATAAACCTAAAGAAGTTAAACAAGAGAAAACTTTTAAAGGTTTTGCTGAAGGAAGGTCTAAATAATGTACGAGCAAACTCTATATAAAGTTCTCGACGATCATATACAACCACATACTATAGCTAAAAATAACAAAGCTAAAAAATGGAAGTATGGTTATAACGAAGATTACGATATTATAGTTATTAGCAAAACTGGTGAAATAGGTGAAATATATGAAATACAAAACCTAAAAATAGCACTACCAAAAGCTAAAAACATACATAAGTTTGAAAATAAAAAGTGGACTCATATAGAATATCCAAAAGAACTTTCTAAAATAAAGTCTGTATTTGACTGGGAAGAATATCCTTTGGATTTTAAAGAAAAATGGTATAATTATATAGATGAAGAATTTAATAGAAGAGAACAAGGGTTTTGGTTCTATAATAAGAATCTGGCTACTTACATTACTGGTTCTCACTATATGTACTTGCAGTGGTCAAAGATTGATGTTGGGAAACCAGACTTTAGGGAGTCAAACAGACTTTTCTACATTTTCTGGGAAGCTTGCAAAGCAGACGACAGATGCTACGGCATATGCTATCTTAAAAACAGACGTAGTGGATTTTCATTCATGGCTTCTGGAGAAGCAGTTAACCAGGCTACGATATCAACAGATTCTAGATTCGGTATATTGTCAAAGTCAGGACCTGACGCTAAAAAAATGTTTACCGACAAAGTTGTACCAATATCGGTCAACTACCCTTTTTTCTTTAAGCCAATTCAAGACGGTATGGACAGGCCAAAAACAGAGCTTGCATATCGTGTACCCGCTACAAAGTATACGCGACGAAAGTTGGAAACAAATGAAAAGCTACAAGACATATCGGGACTTGATACTACCATCGACTGGAAAAACACTGGAGACAATAGTTATGACGGTGAAAAACTAAGATTATTAGTTCATGACGAAAGTGGTAAGTGGGAAAAACCAAATAATATATTAAACAACTGGCGAGTAACAAGAACTTGTTTAAGATTAGGTAGTAAAATTATTGGTAAGTGCATGATGGGTTCAACTTCAAATGCACATGATAAAGGCGGTAAAAACTTTAAAAAACTTTATGATGACTCAGACGTTACTCAAAGAAACGCCAACGGACAGACTCGCAGCGGATTATATTCTTTGTTCATACCTATGGAATGGAACTACGAAGGATACATTGATTCTCATGGCTTACCTGTATTCAATACACCGGAAAAACCCACTGAAGGTCCGCAAGGTGAAAAAATAAAAATAGGTGTAATAGAATACTGGGATAACGAAGTAGAAGGACTAAAGCAAGATCAAGATGCTTTAAATGAGTTTTATAGACAGTTTCCACGTACTGAAAAGCACGCATTTAGAGATGAAACAAAAGAATCTTTGTTTAATCTTACTAAAATATATGAGCAAATAGATTTCAATGAAGACATGCGTAACTCTATAAATGTTACGCAAGGTAGTTTTCAATGGGAAAACGGTCAACAAGACACTAGAGTAATTTTTACCCCAAATAATAGTGGTAGATTTTTGGTATCTTGGGTGCCTCCGTTTCATTTGCAAAATAATATAATGCTGAAAAATGGAATAAAATATCCTGGTAATGAGCATATAGGGGCTTTTGGATGTGATCCATATGACATATCAGGAACAGTTGACAAAAGAGGTTCTAATGGATCTTTACATGGGTTAACTAAGTTTAGCATGGAAGATGCACCACCAAATCATTTTTTCTTAGAATATATAGCTAGACCACAAACAGCTGAAATATTTTTTGAAGATGTTTTAATGGCTTGTGCGTTTTATGGAATGCCAATACTAGCAGAAAATAATAAACCTCGTTTGTTATATTATTTTAAAAAGCGTGGTTACAGAGGTTTTTCAATGAACAGGCCTGATAGAAAATATAATAAATTATCTGTAACAGAAAGAGAGATAGGTGGAATACCTAACTCAAGCGAAGACATAAAACAAGCTCATGCTGCAGCCATAGAATCTTACATTGAGACATATGTTGGTTTATTAGAGACTGGTTATGGCGATATGTATTTTCAAAGAACACTAGAAGACTGGGCTAAATTTAATATAAATAATAGAACATCTCATGATGCGTCTATTAGTTCTGGTTTAGCTTTAATGGCTTGTAACAAACATAGGTATACACCTTTTAATCCAATAAAAAGACAACCTGTAAATTTAGGTATTAAAACTTATGACAACAGGGGATATACATCAAAAATAATAAAATAAATGAGTATATATACTAATACCAATAGTGCTTTTCCTAGCCAAGTAGTTAGTGACGCTGAGAAAGCTAGTATTGAATATGGCAATCAAGTCGCTCAAGCTATAGAACTAGAGTGGTTTGATAGAGGTAGAAGCAATGGTAATAAATACTTGACTAATTGGAATAATTTTCACCAATTAAGACTGTATGCTAGAGGCGAGCAGTCAATACAAAAATATAAAGATGAATTATCTATAAACGGCGATTTGTCTTATCTTAATTTAGACTGGAAACCAGTACCTATTTTATCTAAGTTTGTAGACATAGTTGTTAATGGTATGTCTCAAAAGTCTTATGATATTAAAGCTTATTCTCAAGATCCAAACTCAGTAAAGAAAAGAACTGAGTATGCTAGCAAGCTTTACAATGATATGACTGCCAAATCATACTTAGATATGTTGAAGACAACTCTTGGTATTGATTTATATGAGTCTCCAGATCCTAGTTTAGTACCTGAAGATAAAGAAGAATTAGAACTTCATATGCAGCTTAGCTACAAACAGTCAGTTGAAATAGCTGAAGAAGAAGCTTTATCTACTGTTTTTGCTCAAAACAAATACGATTTGACAAGACGTAGAATAAACATGGACTTAACCACTATTGGTATTGCTGCAGCTAAAACTAGTTTTAATACTGCTGAAGGTATAACTGTTGATTATGTTGATCCTGCTTATATGGTTTATTCATATACAGAAGATCCAAACTTTGAAGATATATATTATGTTGGTGAAATAAAATCAATAACAATACCTGAGCTTAAAAAAGAGTTTCCAAATATATCTAAAAAAGAATTAGAGCGTATACAAAAAATGCCCGGTAACAGACAGTATATAACTGGTTGGGGTAATTATGATGAAAATACTGTTCAAGTTCTTTATTTTGATTACAAAACATATCACAATCAAGTATTTAAAATAAAACAAACTGACCAAGGATTAATGAAGGCTATTGAAAAGCCAGATACATTTAATCCACCAGAAAATGATAACTTTGAAAGAGTTTCAAGATCAATAGAGGTTTTATATAATGGCGCTAAAGTTTTAGGTACAGATACTATGTTGAAATGGGAGCTAGCTGAAAACATGTCTAGACCTTATGCTGACACTACTAAGGTAGCAATGAATTATGCTATTTGTGCTCCAAGAATATACAAAGGTAGAATTGAATCAATTGTTAGCAAGTGTATAGGTTTTGCTGATATGATACAGTTAACACATCTTAAGCTTCAACAAGTTTTATCTAAAATGGTTCCAGATGGTGTTTATCTTGATATGGACGGTTTAGCTGAAGTTGATTTAGGTAATGGTACTAATTATAACCCAGCAGAAGCATTGAACATGTATTTTCAAACTGGTAGTATTATAGGTAGATCTTACACTCAAGATGGCGAGATGAATGCTGGTAAAGTTCCAATACAACAGTTAACAAGCTCAAGTGGTGGTAATAAAATAAACTCTTTAATACAAACTTATAATTATTACTTGCAAATGATCCGTGACGTAACGGGTCTTAATGAAGCTAGAGATGGCAGTACCCCTGATAAATCAACCCTTGTTGGTTTACAAAAATTAGCAGCAAACGCATCAAATGTAGCTACTAGACATATAAAGCAAAGTAGTTTATATATAACATTGAAGTTAGCTGAAAATGTTTCATTAAAAATAGCTGATGCTTTAAGTTTTCCATTAACTGCAGAGTCACTTAAAAACTCTATATCAACGTTTAATGTTAAAACTTTAGAGCAAGTTATTGATTTAAATTTATATGACTTTGGTATATTCTTAGAATTAGAACCAGATGAAGAAGAGCAAGCTCAATTAGAGCAAAACATACAAGCTGCATTAGCACAAGGTGGTATTGACTTAGAAGACGCTATTGATTTAAGACAAATAAAAAATCTTAAACTAGCAAATCAAATGCTAAAGATTAAGCGTAAAAGAAAAATGGCGCAAGATCAAGCTAATCAGCAGGCTAATATTCAAGCACAAGCCGCTGCTCAAGCTGAAACAGCTGAAAAAACAGCTATGGCTGAAGTGCAAAAACAAGAAGCTATTAGTGGTTCTAAAGTTCAATATGAACAAGCTAGAACTCAAATGGAAATACAAAAAATGGAAGTTGCATCTCAACTAAAACAATTAGAAATGCAACAACAATTTAATTATGATCTTCAGTTAAAACAAGCTGAATCACAAGCTTCAATGCAGAAAGATCAAATTAAAGAAGATAGAAAAGATCAGCGTATAAAAATGGAAGGTTCACAGCAAAGTGAAATGATAAGCCAAAGAAAAAATGATGGCTTACCTATAGACTTTGAAAACCAACCAGACGCTGGTTTAAGCGCTTTTATGTAAAAGTAAAAAACAACTATTAAATTATATTATATTATGTCAGAAGTAAAAACAAATGAACCTGTTAAGCAGGAAGGTGAGTTTAGTTTAAAAGGTAAAAAAACTAAACCAAAAAAACTAACTGAAACACCTAAAGAGCCAGTTAAGGTAAACTTAAAAGAGCCTTTAGTTGAATTAGAACCAGATGTAAAAAAAGTAGTAATTCCTAAAGAAAAAAAAGATGCCGTTCAAGTCGGAGAAACAAAGGAGGTACATGTGGAAAAACCATCCGGAGATAGCACAGAGGTGGGAGAACCTATACAAGAGTCCAACGAGACTACTGAAGGGTTTTCTCCGATCACAGAAGTAGAACAAGAAGAAGTTAAACAAGTTGAAGCTGAAGTAAAAGAAGCTTTAAGAGATGAAAAAGTTTTAGGTAGACAACTACCTGAAAACATTGAAAAGCTTGTTAACTT